GACAGAAGCTGGCACGACAGTGACGTTCAAAGCTGTTCCAGTCGGCACGATCATCCCGATCCGCACGCAAAAGGTACTGGCAACTTCAACTGCTACCTTGATGGTCGGCTTCAAGTAAGAGGTGCATCATGGCGCGTATGCCTGAAGGGATTGGCCTTCTTTCATCTCGTATGCAAGAGATGATGGGTGAAGGTGAGATGGATCGTTCTTGCCCAGTGGCAACACGCGACATCACGATGAACTTGAAGAACCGTGGCAAGGCAATCAAGGTTGCCATGTATGGTCCTATGAATCCTGATGAACCGAATGAAGATTACTGGCGCAAGATGGCTATGAAGTGGGATGTTCCTGCGGAAGAAGCTAAAACAATGCGCTGTGGTAATTGCTCTGCATTCATTCAGACAGCAAAGATGCTGAAGTGCATCGAAGAAGGGCTGGCTGATGGCGACAATGAAGCGGATGCCTTTGAGACTACTGAAGCGGGTGATCTTGGGTTTTGCGAAGTCTTCGACTTCAAATGTGCAGCCAAGCGCACTTGTGCCGCATGGATCGTCGGTGGACCAATCACTGATGAAGGTGACGGTGAAGACTACGAAGATGAAGACAGTGAAATGTACTCATCTGAAAACGGGGAAATGGACTGATGAATCTTAGCATCTGTGTTCCTGCGCGGGAGACTGTGAACACAGGGTTTTCGTATGATCTTGCAATGTTGTGTGCACGGTTTTACGGAAATGCTCCTGCGGGTACAACATTCAACCTGAACTTTCTCAACGGGACTTTGATTGCAGATCAGCGGTCAAAACTCGTTGAGATGAGTCTGAAACAAGGTGCAACGCATATTCTGTTCTTGGATAGTGATATGCGTTTTCCGTCATATTTAGTTGAGAAGCTAACTAAGCATGACAAAGACATAGTTGCCTGCAACTACGCATCGCGTCGATTGCCTGTGAAGACGGTAGCATTCAGAGACTTCTCTAATCTGTCTTATATGTATTCGATGGATAAGAATGGTATTGAAGAATGTGATGCTGTCGGCATGGGTTGTATGCTGATCAAGGCAGAAGTGTTCAAGCAGGTTAACTATCCGTGGTTCCAGATTCATTATCTTCCATCTGCTCGTATGTGGATGGGTGAAGATATGTACTTCTGTCAGGCAGCAAAGATGGCTGGTAAGAAGATTTGGATTGATCACGATCTATCCAAAGACATCAGGCATATCGGTTCTTTTGAGTTCGGGCATGAGCATACAGAACAGGCTATGGCTGATGATGAGGCGCTGGCAGCAGCGGCAGACAAGATCAAGGAGATGAGCGATGAAGGGTAAATCAAAGATCGCTAAGGTGATGGGCGAATATAAGAAGGGTACACTTCATGCGGGTGTGAACCCGAAGGGTCCGAAGAAGGCTCCTATGGCTAAATCTCGTAAGCAGGCGATTGCGATTGCTCTGTCTGAAGCCGGGATGAGCAAGAAGAAGAAGTAATGGAACACTTCTACGACCAGATTCAAGGCTGGTTTAACTTCAAGGAACCGTATCGTCAGGCTGTCCGAGAGGCGTCTGATGGTGCGGTTTTTGTCGAATTAGGGTGCTGGAAAGGTAAATCTGCTGCATTTCTAGGTGTTGAAATCATCAACGCTAGAAAAGCGGTTTCCGTCCATTTTGTCGATCATTGGGGAGGTTCCGATGAACCTGCGCACAAAGCTGATCCTGAGTTGGAACGTGTTTATGAGATATTTAACGGCAACATCGCACTTCTGCGCGGGCTTAATTGCTCTGTGCATCGACGGTTTACGGTGGATGCTGCGGCAGATTTTGCGGATAACAGCGTGGATTTCATCTGGATTGATGCAGGCCATGAGCACGATGAAGTCATGGCTGACATCACTGCGTGGTTCCCGAAGCTGAAAGTCGGCGGCGTCATCGGTGGTGACGATTATCCTATGGATGGTGTAAAATCAGCAGTGAAACAGTTTTTCCCGCAGCACGAAGTCGGCACAGAGGGTGGATGGCAGTGGTGGCGGGTACGGAAAAGGGGTCAATGATGGCTATGCAAGACATCCAGCCGGGGACATACACACCAGACCTGATCCCACAGTCTGCTGATGGGCCGCAGGATGCGGCATATAACACTGAAACTGGCTATCTGACGCCATACGATGTGCCGATGTCTGAAGACCAGTTCCGATACACTGTGTATCAGGCTATTCAGGACGCACAGACATACATTGACAGCTATATCGCGCCTGAACGTGAACAGGCGATGGCGTATTATCTGGCTGAACCGCTGGGTAATGAAGAGCAGGGACGATCACAAATCGTTATGACGGAAGTACGCGACACGTACTCGCGATGCTTCCGTCATTGCTCCGAATCTTCACAGGCGGCGACAAGATTCTGGAATTTGTGCCTAAAGGTGCAGAGGATGTTGAAGCCGCAGCACAGGCAACAGACCTGATTGATTACATCTTCAACCAAGAAAACCCCGGCTTCCGTACATTGCATGATGCAATGAAGGATGCACTGATCCTGAAGACGGGCATTCTGACTTGGTACAAGTTGGATGAAGTCAGTGTTGAATATTACTCATATTCAGGTCTAAATCAGGCTGAAGCAAACATCATCACCAATGATCCTGATGTTGAAGTTGATAGCATCTCAGAAGAGATGGACCTGATCAGTGGTGAAGTGAAGATCAGCCTTACTATTCGTCGTAAACGGAAGAACCCGCGTTACGTTGTCGAGTGCATTCCACCTGAACAGTTCCTTATCGACAACGAAGCAACATCGTTGGATGACTTCATTTACATGGGTCGCCGCAAACTGATGACAATCAGTGAACTTGTGGCAATGGGATACGACCGCACGATCATTGAGCAGAACGCTGGCACAGGCGGCTTCGAGATGAATAACGAAGTACTGGTGCGCAATCCTGCTGACCAGTCATTCTTCGGTCTTGAGCTTGGAAACGATGAAAGCACCAACAAGGTGTTTTACGTTGAAAGCTATATCAAGGTTGATAAGGACGGTGATGGCATCGCAGAACTGCATAAGGTCTGCACGGTTGGAAATGGTGCTTATGTTCTGCATGATGAAGTTGTGCAATCTGCACCTTTCTCCATCCTTGCACCTGATCCAACACCGCACACAATCTTTGGTCAGTCGATTGCTGATCAGACGATTGATTTGCAGCGCATCAAATCAGCAATCATGCGTAACACGCTTGATTCATTGGCGCAGTCTATCCATCCGCGCACTGCCATCGTTGAAGGACAGGTTAACATCGACGATGTCCTTAACAATGAAACAGGTGCAATCATCCGTATGCGTCAGGCTGGTGCAGTGCAGCCGTTCACGACACCGTTTGTCGGTCAGCAGGCGCTGGGT